CTGTGCGGCAGCCGCTTCATAGGAGTATCCTGCCGCGGGCGTTATCCTCGCCGTGATATCCACAGTTTTTTCCGTGGGGGCGAGCACCCGCACATCCACGGCAATTTCCCGCTTCTCCTGCAGTCGCCGGGCAATTTCACCCAGCAGTTCCTCCGAGGGGATGCCCGCCGTACCGGCCACGTACACATCCACCGTGCCGATGCCTCTGGCTCTGCCCACCGCCTTCGCCGCCGCAGCGCCGGGAACAGACAGCGCCTCCTGCTCATAAAAGGCGGCATTGGCGCCGTTGGGCAGGCGGCGGAAGCTCTCCAAAATGCGCTGTCGCAGCGTCTCATCATCCTCCGCATCTCCGCCACCTGTAAAGGAAAAAGGGTTGTCACAGCGCGCCACGCCTGCCGGAGCCACCGCCATCAGCGTCACCGTGTTGGCGGTGACATTGCCGGCAACGCCTTCTTCCACCGCTCTTGCCCGCACATCCGCCTGCCCCTCGCCCACCGCGATCACGCTATCCTCCACCGTTTCAAAGCGGAGGCCCGCACCGGTCAGGCAAACCGTTCCCGCGGGAATGGGCAGCTCCACCGCCACGTTTTCAGACGCGTAAAAGCGGATCAGCCCCTCTGCCTTGGTTGCCCGGGCGCGGCTGAGGCCTCGGGTCTGGGCGTGGTAGTCCAGATACTCCCCCGCCGCACTCTGAGGAAAGGCCTGCTTCATCACCCATTCCGCCTGCACAAACAGCGTCTGCACCTGCGCCGCCATGGCGTACAGTCTGACCGCCAGATCACAGGTGTCACCGGGGCGGTAGCCGGATCGCTCGCTGAACAGAGCGAGCATTTCCTGATAGATCGTTTCCATACTTTTCATCTTCTTATACCCCCACCGTTACTTCCATCGTCTCCCCATTGCGGCGCAGCCAAACGTTCACCAGAATGCGCCCCTCGCCGCCATCGCTGAGGCTAACGCGCTCCACGCTGACGTTCTCCTCCTCCAGCGCCTCTTCCACGTATTCTCTTGCCGCGCTCAGGCGGCTGAGGGGTTTCTCCCTGCCCAGCAGCCACAGTCTGCTGCCCAGCTTCGGCAGCAAGGGGAAGGCGCCGCGGCGGGCGCACAGACGAAAAAGAACGCGCTGCAGCAGGGCTTCATCGCCGTTCAAGCTCACAAAGCCGCCCGCACCGTCAGCGGCATAGTCGCCGTTGATCAGCCAAAGTTCCATTCCTCATTCCTCCCCTTCTCCGTCGTAGGCCCTGCCGTTGATATACAGCGTCCCCTGCAGCGCAATGCTGCCGTCGTTTTTCAGATGCACCGAGGCGCCGCCGGCGCTGCAAAGATACAGTTCCCCCGGCTCCATGCCTTCCGGTGCCTTCCTCACCTCCGCGCCAACCACGCAGGTCTCATCGCGGCCGCTGCCGCCCTTGATCACCAGCACGTTCTCCCCTCTCCCGGGCATCCACACGATGCCCCCAGGGGCGAACAGGGGAAGGGCGCGCTCCTCCCCCTGCGTCAATACTGCCGGACACACACCACCCATGGTGGTAAGGCCCAGCTCCGCACCAGCGTTTTCTTCCTGCCCCAGTCTTGCCGCGGCAGAGAGTTGTTTTCCCATCCACATATTACCGTTCCTCCAGCACAAGGGTGGTGGTCACAGCGCCCTCGCTGCCCCGGCTTTCCGCCTCCACCACATCGTAATTGCCATAGAGATGCAGCGGCTCATAGCTGAGCTTCACGATGTCTCCGGGACTGGCCAGAAACGCGCCCGCCAACGTCAGCTCCACCTGCCTTGCTCCTTTTTCCGACGCCTCGATCTGATAGCGGCCGGTGTAACGCATGGCGGCGCTGCCGCTTTTCCTGGGCATATACAGCACCTGACGGCGCCGCCCGCCCCGCCGGGCAAAGTCCTCATTCACCACGCGCACCGCGCTGCCTCCGCTTTTGTTCTTCACCAGCATCTCCGAGATCACGCCATAGCGCTTCTCCCGCAGTGTACAGGCAAGAACGGGGCTGCTGCCATCCACAGAGAGCGTTGCCCCGCTGCCTCTCAGCGGCGCGATCACCAGTTCTCCCAGCGCCGTCATGTAGGGCTCATAGCCCAGTGCGCTGCGGCAAAAGTTGCTGAGGGCGCTCCACTGACTCTCACCGCTTTTCACCTGCCACGCGCCGCCCCTGGTTCCATCCCCGGTTTCCTGCCAGGAAATGCCCCACTCACCCGCGTGGCGGCGCAGCATCTCCGAAAGGGTCGCCATCTGATAGCTCTCCGCTTCCGCCTCGTTATCCAGCAGCCGCGCCATCATGCCCCGCCCGCTGACAGTGAGGAACAGTCCCTTCTCGCTCAGGCTCACTGCATAGTCGTCCACTACGCCCAGCAGCACCGGCTCTGCCCCCTCATAGGCAGCAAAGCGGTCGCAGCGCTTGAGAACCTCCATCAGTTCCCCGTTAAAGGGACATTTCACTTCCAGCTCATCACAGGGAACGCTGCCCGTGCGCAGCACGCGCCAGGAGAGAGGGACAGGCATGCCGTAGCTCTCCCCGTCGCAGCTCAGCAATCGCACTCTCATGTGGGGATCACCACCTTTTGTCCCACGGTGATCAGGTTAGGGTTTTTGATGGCGGGATTTGCCATCAAAAGATCTTCCAGCGAAAGACCGTAGCGCACCGCAATGGCCCAGAGGGTGTCCCCCTTGACCACCGTGTGGTGCTTCACCGCCAGCTGTTCTTCCACAGTCCTGTCCTCCTGCACCTTGCGCAGCCCTGTCTGCACCCCCGCAAAGGCCTCCTGAAAGGCAAAGCGGTAGCGCACATAGTTTTTCAGCGGCTCCTGGGTAAGGCTCAGCTCCGTGAAATAGACCCAGGCATTCTGCCACACCGGATGGACCAGCAGGCCCGGCCCGCTCTCATAAAAGAGGGAGGCCAGCTTTTTGAACTGCTCGTAGGCATCGTCGCCCACAAATTCTCCCTCACCTCTGAGGATGCGGCAGCCCAGCCCCAGATCCTGCACGCAGTAGCGGCCATAGGGGATCTTGTGCACCGCCGTGGGCCGCTCAAAGGAAATGCTGTAGGTTCTGGGATTGTGGGGCCAGACAAAGCCCTTGTATCGCATGGGTTCCAGCAGCATCGTCGTCCCTCCTTTATCTCAGGGGAAAGCCGCTGTCATAGCGGCGGCAATCCCGCTCCCAGCGGCGCTCCCAGTCCTCTGCCTCATCCCGCTGCGCCGCAGCGTCGGAAGAGGCGGAGGCCGCCTGTCGCGCAGCAGCCGTCCCCCCGCTCTCTGCGCCGCCGTAGCCGGCAGGGGCCGGCACGGAGAGGGGCGCGTCAACGCTCCCCTCCGCCCGATAGCGGGGTGCACTCTGCTCCTCCATGCCGCTCAGTCGCCGGTAGACGGCTTCATCAAAGGCGGCATTTTCCTCTCCGCCGATGCCGGGCATGGCCACGGGTGCCCCATTGGTGCCGCCTCCCAGCAGTGCCAGCAGCAGCGCCGTCAGATCCTTCCAGCCGTCGGAGGGCAGGCGGAGACTCAGCTCCACCATATCCTTCTTTCTCCTCATCAGGCGCTCACTTCCATTCGCTTTCTGGCGATCAGGGCCACCTTCTCCGCCACCATGGCGCCCAGCTTGCCCTCCTCACGGATCTCGCTCCAGTTGCAGCCGCTGTAGATCACCTTGCGGTCGGGCTTGCAGATCACCAGAGAGAAATCCTTCATGGCGTAGAAATCAATGCCATCTTTGATGGCATCATCGGTGGCATACAGTCGGGTCAGTTCCAGCGTGTACTGGCTGATACCGATAATGGTGGCAACAGGCTCCTCCTCGCCGAAGGCCTCCACCACCTGACTGGTTTTGGTTGCTTTGGCGCTGTAGCTCTGCACCACTGCAACCTTCTTCCCATCCAGCTCCAGATAAATATCGCTGCTGGTGGGAAATCCTGCAATCTTTGCCATTGTATCTTCTCCTTAAAGACTAATTAACAGCCAATGCACTCACATCAACCTTTTCATGGCCTTACACAGTAATGTGAGCACTCAGATAAATCTGATTGAGTCCGTGGGTCACGCCGAAGGTGAAGGTCACCAGGCATACCGTGGGATCGCCGCTGTCCACGCTGACGGTCACATCGCCGTAGCTGTCGATGATCTCTGCCGCGCGCTTGTTCTCCAGCTCCATGATCACCTG